AGTAGCAGCAGTAATTGTGTTATTAATTCCAAGATTGCCACTAGCAACGTTGATGGAACGATCAAGATTAGAAGTATTTAACTTTGCTGGTGTAATACTTGCATCTCTTATTTTTGTTGCACCGTCTAAACCTGTAGTAGCAGAACTTGATGTTTCAACCTTATCGTTTGTAATTGCACCATTTTGAACAGCACTGGTATCTACAGCGTTGTTTGCAAGTTCCGAATCTGTTACAGAATTTACTGCTAATTGAGTAGAAGTTATGCTTCCTGAAACTAATTTAGTAGCTGCAATGCTTCCCGCTAATTGTGCATTAGTGATTGTCCCAACTAATGCTGAAGTCGGATAACCTGTAGCATCTTGCAAGTCAAATGCAGGCGTAGCGTCAGCCGTACCAAGGGTTACGGAAACTCCTCCTAAAGAAACACTAGAAGAAACAAGCTTAGCAACTGCTATTGAACCTGCTAATTGGGCATTTGTAATTGTTCCTGTTAAAGAAGATGCAGGGTAATTAGTTGCGTCTGTTAAATCAAAAGCAGGAGTAGCATCTGAAGCGCCTAATGCAATACTTACACCGCCTAATGTTACGGAAGAATTTGCTAACTTGGCATTTGCAATACTACCTGCTAATTGTGCATTAGTAATCGTGCCAACTAAAGAAGAAGTTGGATACCCAGTAGCGTCAGTTAAGTTAAACGCAGGTGTAGCATCCGTTCCACCAAGAGCAATTGTAATTCCACCAAGAGAAATAGTTGAACCGACTAATTTAGATACATCAATTGATCCTGCTAGTTGTGCATTAGTTATTGTTCCTACAAGTTCTGTGGTTTTATAACCAGTTGCATCTGTAAGGTTAAATGCTGGTGTTGCGTCTGTCCCACCAAGACTTACTGAAATTCCTCCAAGAGATACAGAAGAATTAGCAAGTTTACTATTAGCTATTGATCCTGCTAACTGGGCATTGCTAATCGTTCCACTTAGATTTGCTGTCGTATAACCAGTTGCATCAGCAAGATTAAATGCAGGAGTAGCGTCTGTTGCTCCAAGAGCTATTGATACACCGCCTAACGAAACACTTGAATTAGCTAGTTTTACATTTGTTACTGCTCCATCAACTATCGCTCCCGTTGCAACTTGATCTGTTCCTAATGTTCCAACTTTTGCAGCAGGAATTGACGCTGCATCAATTAAGGCAACACCAGCCTCAATAAGATCTTTAACTGTTACCTTCTTCGTCTCACTCGCACTTAAATCGGCAATTGCAATAGGGTCTGTTGCTGCTACACCTGCTTCTGCTAACGCTGGCAGATTACTAATTTCAAGATCAGGCATTTCCCTTAACTAAGAACCAATGAACATATATTACGGCTGATCGAGCAATATGGGACTTTGATCTTCCTGAAGAATCTTATATTCATCTTCCTGTAACAAGTATCCAGGTGTTGCACCTGTATTTAATGTAATGACATCGTTCGTTATAAATTCAATTCTTGTTGTTATTTCTTGGCTTGCAGAAACACTAACAGCAACATTTGTTACGACACACTTAGCCTCATACCAAACAGTATGGAGAGAAGTATTTGAATCTTTATAAATATAAAAACGTCCTTCAAAATCTGCTCCTTGCTGAAGACGAATAATTAATTGAGCAAGATAAAAAGGAAATTCTGGATTCTGAACAGTAATATGATCAGCCAACTCTGAACTGTGTTCCCATAAACAACTTAAAGTTCCTTGACCACTAATTAACCCTGCTTCATATTGCTTTTTAAACTGAGCACCTAAAGGAGTTAAATCAATTTGATCTCTGTTAGTAGTAATTTCAAAATCTTGTACTCTGGCTAAATGTCTAAACCTAGAATTAACAGTTTGAAGTGTTACTTCTTTAGCAGCACTAGGAGTAACAAGCGTTAGAGCATCCGATTGTCTTCCTGTTATTGCAGCCGCAAACGTACTAAATAATCTAATTCCACCCATCTTATCTACATAAACATACCAATTTCCATCTGGATGGTTGTGACCACTAACAAGTTCTAATGTGCTTTTATCAACTGTTGCAATCTCTACACGATCTCCAGTAATTAACGAACCAGAAGAATGATCAATTGAAAATCTTTTAGTTGTTGTATTTACGTCATGCGGATCTAACTTTGTTTGAATAGGGGATGACAAAGTATCCCTGCGAATTTCTACTTCGCCATTTTGTCCAAAATAAACAGCCACAGTTAAGTACTAATAGTGTCAACACTTGGAGCACCATCAACTTCAAAACTAAAATCAACAGATGAAATTTCTCCTACAGAACTACTCATAGACACTGATGTGACATAAGCACCAAATTCAATATCTCTTGCATTTGTATCTGAACCTGATGTTTCTTCTAATCTAAGTTTCAACGTAACTTTGTCTGAGTCTGTTCCACTACTTTTTATAGCTGCTGTTAATAAGTCAGTTACGTTAGGAGCACCAGCAGCAGTAGCGGTATAGTAATAAGCTCTTGCACTACCTGAATAACTTCTAACTCCTGGCTTTAATGTTCTGTCTGTATCACCCATTGCTGTGATTTCAAGTACAGACATTGACTGTGAAAAACTCCAGTTTTGTAGTTGAGCAACATTAGTTCCTCCTACATACAACTTTCCGTCTTTCCCACTGAAATACTTCGCCACAGCCCTAAATCAAAAACATTGCGTTTATTCTACGGTGAATCGAGACAAGCGACAAAATTACAACTCACATTACTTATCCCTGGAAATACGCTGGTTACAGTTGGCGCAGAAGAATATCTCCATTTAAGACTTCCATCTCCACTACCTTGACTTATATGAGAACGAAGATTACTTGAATATCCAGGTTCTTTCTCTACTGCTGTTAATCCTTTTACACCTTTTAACATCCCGTCATTAGAAAAAGTAACCCATCTTGTTTTTTCGTCTGCACTATCCCAATTCTGAGTAACAATACGATAATGATCCAATATCCATCCTGCTTCTTCGTCATTTAAATTCGCAAAAGACAAAGAAAGCTGTGCATCTGTTCTCTTATTCCCATAACGTAAATAAGTCTTAGTTCCGTCTAATGAAACAAAATCAGACATAGGAACTTCTCCAGGCTTATAAGTTCTTCCTGAAGGAGTTAATTTCGGAAAAGGTTGTGCTCCTGTTGCCATTTGCTTTAGTTAGTAACGAAATCGAAACGTCCTTCATTAGCCCACCCATCTAATATAGCCAATCTTGCATCCTGTCCATTGCCAATATCAATTAATGGTACATGCGTTCCTGCTAACTCAATCAATCCGTCATCTCCAAACGTAATACTTTCAACTTTATAACATTGATTGGTTTTATTTGTTGTCCGAATTGTAAACAACGAACCAGCAAACGCAGCTAACGCACTTGGACTGTCAAAATTAACGCTTGATTGAAATAAAACTTGCTCTTCATTTGAGTTCCAATAGTAAATATCATTTGATCCTGTAATTGTATCTTTACTTACAACTTTACCACCATCAAGAATAGCTCCATTTTTAAATCTATCTGTATGTTGAGTTGTTGAATATACTCTTATATAATCTCCTGGTTTTAATCCTTCTACATAATGAGGAGCTGTCTTAAATGTAATTAAATGAGTTGTTTTTTCTTTAGAACTAACAACATATTTTCCAAAATCTTTAGCGTGTTGTTCGTTTGTACAAAAACCACTTAAATCAAAAGTTTCAACAGGATCATTTTCACGTCCATCTAACCTAACTACAACTGATTTTGTTTCTGTAAAACCATTTAATTTTTCTGATCTGTACAAAATATTTGCTTGAAATGTTTGTCTATCCTCTGGAGCAAAAAACGATACGTTTAAATCATTAATATTTCCATCAGTAAATAATGCACTAATTTTAATGGCTTGATCTGGCTCGATTTCATAACTACCTGCTTTATAAGGGACAGAAGGTTTTAAACTAAATTTACCTCCAATAATTACAAAATCTAATAAACAATATGTAGCTTGTTCAAATATAAATTCTCTTAAATTAACTTTATTTGAAATCATTCCGTCCCAGAAATATCTATTAGCTCTACAAAATTCTGCTGCTTCTTTCATGTCTGCATCATTTACAGATCTTGTATTAATTACTTCTCCAGCTCCTAACGTGCTATCTGTTAATAATGCATAGGCAATATCTGGAAATAAATGTGTTGGCCCGTCTGAATTTTCTATTAAACGATGAACTTTAATTCCTTTCTGAAGATAAGCAGAAAACTGACTAAAACTTGTCCACTCTTTTGAACTATCAATTTCTAAAGCTGCATACGCTAAATCTTTATAATTAGAAGTTGTGTCTTTTACTATCTCGTTACAATAAACAATTTCGTGTTCTGGCCCGTCTAAATGACTAGATTGATCTCCTTCAAATAACCAGTAATCAGCAGCAGCATCATAAGGATTTAATTCAATATCTTCGACAACTTGACGAATAAAACCATCTACTCTGACCCTAAGTTGCTGTTTTGGTAAGATCTCACCGTAACCACTTACTACAATTCTTGGAATATAAACACCTTCACCATTTTGAAAATTAGTTCCTGTTCCTGAGATGTGAGACCATTCAGCATAAGACTGTTTAGTAGCAGTATTAACCCAAATATTTAACCTAACTTTTGCATCAGTATTTTGATCGCTTCTATTTTGGAGATAAATATCTTGTGGATAACCTGCATATTGAGCAGCTTCTACTTGTACAGTTTCTTGTTGACGCACATAATATAATTCTGGTCTTCCTTTTGGATACCCTGTAACAATAGGATGTCCGTAACCTGGGTCGCTAGAGTCTTGTCCTGAACCAGGAATGTTTGGATCAATAACTGGATACATTTTTCCACCCAAGCCATTTTCCTGTTGTGTATAGTGAAATTCAACTCCTGTTACAGTTTTTCCTCCACCAAAAGTAGAAGAAATATCTTCTTCGTTATACGCACCAACAACAACATTTCCCCAAGCAGGGCCAGCTTTTTGTTCTATATTATCTGGATCTTGATCAGTATTAATATATAAATTAAAAACTTTTCCTGCTGATTGACCTGTCCCACCTCTTAAAATTAAAGTATGATTACCCCCTTGGAAAGTAACAGTATTGTAAGATCCTGAATTTCCTTCTCTATAAACACTTGTTCCATAAGGAGAATAAAATCTTGTCCATTGTGTTTGACTTTCGCCTGTATATTTAAGTAAAGGAGCAGTATTATCGCTACTGTATTCTGTATCACCATCTAAACCTTGAACAATACCAGATTGTGTAATTCTTGATGTAGACTCATGTTCATCTGATGTACCTAAATTCCATTCTGGATTACTTAAATCAGTTTTTGTTAAAACTTTTTCTCTATTTCCAGCAAATTTTATAATTACGTCACTTATTGTAGAACTAAAAGTCTTAATATCTGTGTCATAAACAGCATTATTAGCGTTTAAAAGATTAACTTTTATACTACCGTTAGTTTCAACTGTTTTAATAACATTAGCTCCAGCCCAAGGTAGAAATCTATACTCATGTTGAAACCCAGGATGTTCAATTCTTATATAGTTATATTGAACTTCAGGACTACTGCCCCTAATACAAAACAAACCACTATGACCTGATACTTGTGAAGAACTTGGTACTACATCTTGCCAATTAGGGGTAGGATCTACACCTGCTCGTCTTATTTGAAGTTTGAAAAAACTATATCTTTTAATATATTTATTAACAGTTCCTAGAGATAAACTTGATTTTCCATCGTAAATTTCATCTAAATCTGATTCAGGAGGCTTACTGTTAACATTTGGAAAACTCATTTGTTTAAACACCTTAGACTTAAGACCTATTTCTGTTATTTCACAAGTTCTATTATCCGAAACAGTTCCTATAGTTGCTTTTTGAAGAGTATATGTTGTTGCAGGGTTATACAAATCATTCATGTATTGTTGATAATAAAATTTATCGTTTCTTCTGAAAAGTTCAAAATATTTACCTGTATTGTTATACCAACTTGGGTTATTGACATGAGTTCCTAAATGTTCATTTGGAGTGCATTGTATTCTCCCAGG